ATCACAAGATTGATGCCCATGGCTCAACGGCGATGGTGGAGCGTGCTATTCAAGATCAAATGCTGGCACAGATGGGCAACATGGTGCTCAATCCAGCTTATGGGATTGACCCAAAGCGCTGGGCCAAGATGTTATTGAGGAGTAAGCGCATTAATCCAATTGATCTTTGTTACACTGACAAAGAGCTTGACGCAATGGCCAAGGCTCCGCCGCCCCAAGCGCCACAGGTCCAGGTGGCAACGATCAACGCTGCTTCTAAGCGGGAAGAAATTGCCGCTAAGCAAGGCACTGATCAGCGCACAATGGCGAATGAGAACCAGATTGCCCAGGCTGCGAATGCGCTTGATTCCCAACGTGTCGCAGCAGAAGAACGGCGCACACTTTCTGAGGCGACTGTAGGGCTGCATGAGATCCAGACCAAGCGGGACATCGCTATGCTTGAGCACGCCACTAAGCGCAATATCTCCTTGGAGCAGGTACAAAGCGAGCTCCTCAAAGAGACCATGAAGCTCAACGCCGCAGTAACGATGAACGCCGCAGACCGCGCTCATGACATGCATAAGCATAAGCTTGAGATTGAGAATATTCCACCTCCTGTCCAGACTCCAGGCAGGGCAGGTAGTGGGCGAGCCTTTGAACAAGGACCATGAACCAATGAGCTTGAAAGAAGATGATGAGGCAGCCGGCAAGGTGGCAGTGGCACAGCGTGTTACATTGGCTGATATCGAGAATAAGATAATCGCAGAATACTTCTTCACACTCGATAAGGCAGTGCAAGATGCGCCCATTCATGACTCATTGAAGATATTCACCATTGCTGTCATCGTGATGCAGAATGGCTTCTTGATTATTGGAGAGAGCGCGCCTGCTGCCCCAGAGAACTTCAATGCCGAGCTAGGGCGCAAGCTGGCCCGTGAGCAGGCACTACGCAAGGTGTGGATGTTGGAAGGTTACTTGTTGCGAGAGAAGCTATCAGCTAAGACTGGCTGAACCATGGACCCTGTACGGTTTATTCTAACAGCAGAAGAAAAGAATTCTGCATTGTGGAAAAAGCTCAAGCTGCAACTCCAGCAGCGTTTGTTGGAATGCAGAATACTCAATGATGAAGCTCTTGACGAGCATGAGACTGAACAGCTGCGTGGACAGATCGCCATTATCAAGGAGCTCTTAACATTGGACGATGAGAGTGCCATCATATGAAGAACAATAAGAGCAATGCTGATAAAGATACAGCCAACCTGGAAAAAGATGAAGCTGCAGCTGCTGATCTGGAAGCTGCGGCTGATGATGCTTTTGCTGAAGGCTTTGTTGAGAGTGATCCAGTCAAATCCAATAAGTCTGATGGCAAGGACTCAAGCAGTTCTTCAGTTGATGATATTAAGGCTGCTTCTGGTAATGCTGTTGCGACTGAGCAAGATAGCAAAGATGGCAAGCAGTCAAAATCCAGAAGAAATTTAACAGAGACTGAGATTGATACTTTGATTGAGGCTGCGCGTGGCTCTGTTGAGCAGGCTAAGCAGATCTCTAAGGCATTCGGCACAATTGGTGAGCTGCAGCAGCAACTTAAGAGTCTGCGCAATGGCACAAACCAACCAGTAGCCATTGACAATACCAAGAAGAAGGATGAATCTCTCCGTGAGTTGTCGCAGGATGAGATCATCGATCGTCGGCTACAGAAGATGGCAATGGATGAATTGACGGAGGATTATCCTGATTGGCGCACTATTGTTGGTGCCTCGGATAAGCCAGATCCCAATCATCCATTCCGTAAGTGGCTGAGTGCTCAGTCCCAGGAATATCAGGACAAGATTAACGCTTCAAATTCCGCGCGCACCATATCTCGCGCAATCGAATTGTTCAAGAAGCAGACGGCCATTCCTGTGGTTAGTAAACCGAATGGTAGGTCGCCTGCGGCAGTAGCCAAGGCTCATCAGGCACGAGCTCTGGGTACGGTGAAGGCCAATGCTGCACGCACTGACCGGATCAAGAACGCAGTGCCGCCTAAAACCACGGGTGGATTGCCATCCCGTACTGCCAAAACAGCCGATGATGAATTCCGTGAGGGATTCGCCTCTGGCTAAGAGATAAGGAACATCAACCATGGCTTTACAGACATTTACCTTGACCCCTGGACGAATCAATAAGTACAAGGGTCAAATCCTTGCACATGCGGTGCCTTTTGAAGTGTTGGGCAAGACTGGTCGGCAAATTCCGTTGCCCAAGAATAATTCTGACACTTATGTTGCGCGGCGCTGGCTGCCTTATGGTGCGACAGCACTCAATGCCAACACCATTAACAGGTTCTTTCAGGATGGAACTGGCGACCGTGCAGCAGCAATTGCCCAGGCCAATCAGATCCAGGAAGGTGTGACACCTGCGCCGGATTCAATCGTGCCGCAGGACATCACCGTGGTGGTGTTACAGTATGGCTGTTTGTACGGGTTCTCGGACAAAACTTATGATTTGTACGAGGATGACATCCCTAAGGCAATGATTGAACAGATTGGTGAGCGTGTCACCTTTGTCAATGAGATGATTATCTATGGTGCGTTGAAGGCATGCACCAATGCCTATTATGGTGGAGCCGGCACCAGCATTGCCACTACCAATGGTGGGCTGACCTTGGGGATGGTGCGTAAGATTGCCAAGAATTTGCAGGCCAACCATGGCAAGCCTGTCAACAAGGTCCTCAAGCATGGGCCTGATTATGGCACAGACGCAGTGCCGGAAGGCTACACAGTCTATTGTCACACTGACCTGGAACCTGACATTCGTGACATTGCCAATTTCACACCCGCAGAACGTTATGCTTCTGGTACGCCGATGCCGAATGAAATCGGCAAGGTTGAACGGTTCCGTTTTATTACTACGCCTGATCTGCCATCTATTCAGGATGGTGGTGCAGCAGTTGGCGCAACAGGACTTTATTCCACCACTGGGGCTAACATCGACATCTATCCATTCATTGTGACGGCGCAGGATGCCTGGGGCCAGATTGCAGTGCGTGGTAAGGAAAGTCTTAATCCGACATACTTGCCGCCCGGTGAGAAGAGTAAATCTGACCCTATGGGACAGCGTGGCTATGCCGGGACCATCTGGTACAAGGCAGTAATGATCGAGAACCAGGGTTGGATGGCTGTGGGCTTTGTCGGCAGCAAGGTGCTGACTTAACCTTTGATCCTTTGAATTGATCTCTTGAGAGGAGGATCAAATGTTCACAGACACTTTGAATCGCTGGCTGGCGAGTGTGCGTGATGCCCAGACAGCGCAAAGCTTGAAAGTCATCATTGGCCCATTGTTTGACAGAACATCAACCCGTATGCTGAATACCGCAGGCCTAGCAATCAAGGCTGCTGGCGGAGTGTTGGTAAAGACTGGTGCAACAGATGCCTATGCCTTGGTCAAGGGAGACTTGGTCAAGATCACATCAGCAACCGACATGGCAGCGCTCGCCGGCACCGTCACCAATGGCAGATGGAATGTGTTCTGCTTTTTTATTGATGGAGTAGGCACCAAGACCAGTGCAATGGGCCAGGAAGCAACAACATTGGCCGGAGTGAACTTTCCGCAATTCCCTGAAGGCAAGGCATTGATTGGCTTCATTGTCGTCAATCCAACAGGCACAGGGAACTTTGTCGGTAACACCACGGCTCTAGATGATGCGACGGTTATTCCGAACACAGTCTATCTCAGTCCTGTTTCGGGCTTTGATCCAGCCTGTGTTATTAGTTAAGGAGAATCATCATGGACTTTCTGCTCAATAATGCCACAACAATGTGCTTTGCTAAGGCAGGATTGGCTGCTGGCACGACGACTACCATCTCTACGACTGCAACTGTGCCTTATTCTGTCCGTGGTAAGGCTTATAGCAAGGCAGCAATCACCAATGGCGCGACACCGACCATTGATTATGCTACTGGTAATCCATTCCTCCCGGTGCCAGTCAACAATGGCTGTGTTACAATGATCGGCTTTGACCCTGGCGGCAATATGAGAGCTGTGCAGGGCTCTGTGGTGCCATTGGACAGCAATGGTAACTTCATCAATGCTAGCCAGTTTGGCTCATTGCCGAATGACTTCTGTCCCATTGGTTATCAGGTGGTGAAGGTCGGAGCCACAGCAACAGGCGCATGGACCTTTGGGAGTAGCAACAATTCTGGCGTTACAGGTGTGACCTATGCGATGCAGGATGTGAACTCTCTGCCTGATCGGCCACAGATCCAATAGCGACAGCCCCTGCCCATGGGCTGTTTAACTGGAGAAAGACACATTGAGAGAAAGTATTAAACCCACTGGGTGTTCCTTCCGAACTTTCTCTCTTTTATGTGTCTTTCTCCTTTTTAATTGATGGAGTTCCATCATGGAACGTACCCCAATAGAGGCCATGATTGATCAAGCATGCGGAGTGATTGAGCCAGGCCATATAAGGCGTAATCATCCATTGGTGACGTTGCGCTGTCCAGAATGTAAGCATGAAAAGAAGGTGGTGCGAGCTAAAAGTGATCCACCTGGGACTGCTGTGGTGCAGTTCATATGCGTCAATTGTCTGAATGCAAAGAATGCTGAAGACAATAGTGATGTAATTTATTTTGACAGCGATGGCAATCAGTTGATGGTTTTCTGAAGGAGCAGGAAGTGAACAAGAGAGAAATTGGCACCAATGATGTGAAGATTGATCAGAAGCCGCCAATCATTGGTGATGCTAATGTGCATCCAACAGAGGTTGTGCAGGCTGATCCTTCCATCATCAGCAAGGATTATATGGATGAATTGGCCTTCAATGAAGAGCCATTGACAATAATGCTTGTTGCTTCATCTGAGCCAAATGCACCAGCTTCTGTGCCTGTCTGGGTCAATGGCAAGGGTGCTGAGATCCTCAATCCACGTACCAATAAGTGGATGGAAATTACTTACTTACCTGTTGGTATTGAACTAACAGTGAAGCGCAAGTATGTTGGCAACTTGATCCAGGCTAAGCTTGATAAGGTTACTACAGATTTTGGCAAGCCAGGTGAAGAGAATCCTGTCAACCGCATCAACCGCTTCACATCTTCTTATCATTCCTTCCAGATCATTAATGATCCAAATCCTAAGGGTCGTGCATGGTTTATGGAAATGCAGCGCCGCAATAAGTAAAAGGTCTTGAGATGAATTTTCTTGAGTTGGGCCAACGTCTCACAATTGAATGTGGTGCAGGCAATGTTCAACTTACAACGATGCAGAACCAGAAAGGGGAGGCTCTCCGCTTTGTCAATTGGGTTAGCCAGGCTTGGAATGAACTTCAGACAGTTTTTGATTGTTGGGAGTGGATGCGAAGTTCGTCATTGCTTGGCGCTGGAGTTAGCTTTGTGGCTGACCCTGGTCAAGCAGTTGTCCCTTTGGGCACTGGGCCTGGGCAAATAGGTCTTGATCCTAAGGACTTTGGTGGCAAGTGGGTCGAAGATTCATTTCGCAATTATGTGACTAGTTTTGGCTTTAGATCAGAGATCTTTCTTGAGTCAATATCTTACGATTGGTGGCGGGATGCCTATATGTATGGTGCAAATCGTGCAGTTCAAACAAGACCTGTGGTGATAGCTGTCGGCCCAGGCAAGGAGATCTGCCTAGGTCCACCGAGCAATGGCTTGTATACCACAACAGGAGATTATTATCGGTCTCCTGCGATCATGGCCCAGGACACTGATATTCCAGCAGGGTTGCCGACCCAATACCATATGGCGATTATCTATAAGGGCATGGAATATTATGGGGCTTATGAAGCTGCAACAGAAGTTGTTGCTCGTGGAGAAGAGGGTTATGGCAATCAACTTTTTGAGTTAACACGTCGCTATGGCCCACGCGTCAAGATGGGTGGCCCACTCGCATGATGCCATTGCGCAAGTACCCTCCGATTAAATATTCCTTGACACGATTGGGAGCATTGGTTGCTGGCGGGCAGTTGGCTCCTGGCGGGTTAGATCTTATCACACCAACTCTGTCCCTCCAGACAGGCGCGGTAAGAGCTGCACAGAACTTTGAATGCTCTGTGTCTGGAGGATATTCCAGAATAGAGGGTTATGAGCGCTTTGATGGTCATCCGTTGCCGTCAGATGCTTCGATTTTCCTGATCCAGTTCGCGGTGGGCACGGTTTTGCCGCCTGTGGGTGTAAAAGTCTATCAGGATGTTACTGGTTCGATAGGAACGGTTGCTGCAACGAACACAAATTCATTAACCGGAGATTATTATATCGTTCTAACCATGCTTATCGGGACATTTAACACTGATAATGCTTACATGATGTATGTTGGAACCGATAATACCGGCACGCCGATAGGTCCGACGCTTCCGATAACTGCTTATGTGAGCCCAAAACAATATGCGCAATATATTGCTGCGGCTATGGATATCTACCGGGCTCAGATTTTTCCTGTTCCTGGCAGCGGGCCTATTCTCGATGTCTTTCATTTGTCTGTTAATGGCGCTGACAAGGTATTTGCTTTCCGGGCGAATGTAGCGGGCGATGCGGTAAACTTATATCAATCCTCCGATACGGGTTGGCAGCAAGTAATTC